TCTTGGGCCATTTGCTGGGTCCAGTAGCCAACCGCCATGCTAAGCGCGTCTAAGCGGTCGTCATGCGTAATAGCGCCCCTATTGCTGGTTAGGCGTGAGAGTTGGTAGATGAGTTGGTATTTGAGTTGGGACTCGTTAGGGTAGCGCTGAGCGCTCTCGTAGTCTTCTTGGATGACCTTAGGGTCAACCACAAGCCTGTGTTGGTTCATTACAGGCTCTAGGGTATCGATGATTCGTCTTTCCTTTTGGATGTTGTGTCTGACCTCCTCGATGGTGCAGGGATGTATCTTGGTAAGGACTGGTTTGAAGAGTTCAACAAACATACCGTCACCGAAGTTGCTCTCAACTACGATTTCGTTCACCTTGTGCTGCTTAGCCTTCATGGCTAGGGCTTTTAGGGTTTTCTCGTCATATCCTCCCTGTAGTCCTCCTCCGTCTGTAACGTAGAGGTAACCATTGAGCATCTTGACAATGCTGAAGGCTGTTTCGTCTCGTCCTCGCCCGGAGGGGTCAATGGACATCACAGCGCCTGTGTAGGGTATGTAGTCCCCTATGGTTTCCAGAGGACGGTAGAAACGGTCTCCTGAGAGCGCCACGTTGGGGACTGAGGAGTCCCACTCTAGTTTTGGGTCTCTAGCCCACACAAGCTTCTCTGGGGCCATCTCCGGGTCCACAGACATCACAATGAGGTCGCTGGTCTTCAGAGGATACCTGTCTAGGTCACTTAGGCGAGTATCCAGCATAAACTGCATGGAGAACCCGGTGCGTCCGTAGGAGGCTTCTCGTTCCGCTAGGTCAATGTCACTGAACCTCAAAGGCTCTGTGGAGCTACCAACACGCTCACTGTCTACACAAATCCCGTTAACTGAACTGTCGTAGTTCTTTCGGTTGGTGTTCTCGTCGATATACTTGGCGGTCCATATCTGTTTTCTGTAGCCTCGCTCTGTGAGTTTGTTGTAAATCGTGTCTTCGCACTGAGGAGTTCCTAAGAACAGTATCCTAGAATCTTCGTCAGGTTTGATGATGGCATCGAACTCTTTGACTTGCTCTCCTAGCTTGTCGCGCATTCCTTGTGTAGCGCTGTTACCAACAACCTCAATGTCGTCCGCAACGATGATGTCAGCGCGAGAGCCTGTCAGTTGAGACGTGACTCCCAAGGATTTGACGGAGGGGGCGTGGGAGGCGGGGGCTGGTCCGACATCGAATGATATTTTTGAAAATCGTTGTTTGTCGTTTGGTCTGAGATGAGCGAGTATAGGTAGTTCGTGAATGAGTCTAAGTGTAAAAGTGCTGAAGTCGTCTGCTCTTGTTTTTGAAGCAGAGACAACAAGAATGTTTTTTCTTGGGTCGAGGAGCAGTTGGTGGACAACGTATGCAGAGCAAATCCAACTCTTACCGACTCCCCTAAAGCCTTCGATAATAGCTCGTCCAAACAACATAGAGGAAGTTCCTAAAGTCTTTGAGTTTGTTAGGTATTACCATCAGGGCTACTTATTGTTCCCTCGATTCTTCTTTTTACTTTGAATCTTCAGGTTCTTTGAGCTGTTGTTGGTAGGGTTTCTGTCTGCGTGATGAACGTCTTTTCCGTTAAGAGCGCTTTTACCCTTCTTCTTAATCATAATACTCCTAGCCTTGTTTCGTCCAGCCCTGCGTTTCTTTTGTTTGTCCCTCTTGTGGTAGTTGTCGTATTCTTTCCGGTAGTTTCTTTTATTCATTTACTGCTTCGTCGAATGGTAATAGGTTTACGAGGCTCTCCATAGGGTTATCCTTAGACAACCCGGCGTGGATTCCGTTGTCTTTTAGGAGCTGTCTGGCTGCGTTTAGGTCGCTAGGAGCTGCTTCTCCTGACTCAATTCTGGCAATAAACTCGTCTATGAGTAGACTCTGGAGGGACTTTAGTCGTTGTTCTTGGTTGTCGTCTTGCATTCTTTTATGATTCTTAAGATTAAGTATACCAAACTAAGAAGACCAACACCAATACCAACCATTGAGTTTATTTCAGAAATAGTAAAGGTTCCTAGCATTCCCACTATGCCTACTATAGCTGGGGTATGAGTGGATTCCATGGCTTCTTATCTTATTGCTGTGATGGAAATAGAGGGCCTAATGAATCTTTCCGTAGCTGCTGTTATTACATCTCCATAGAAAGTGTTATGACAAGAGACCTGATTAGAGGAGCTCGCCCTTATTCCTTGGACTTTTATTGTTTTATTAGAAGTCCATGAATCTACTCTACCTGTAGACGTGCTGTTGCCTTCTCCTATTCTAAATGAGTGTTTAACAGAAAGCCAACCATAAGGAAAACCGCTTGTGCTTTCAGTTACTAAATTAAAATAGTCAGTGACTTCGTCGCTATCTAAGTAAAGCTTAAAACCAGCTTTTAGAGCGTGATTACTAGCTCCTGAACCGACAAAGAACTTAAAATCATAGATAACAATACTAGCACCAGAGGGAGGTGTATAAGTTACCGATGACCCTGTAATATCTGAATAAGTGTCTGTAAGGTCTTGCTTTGCTGTAACAGCCGTAGGAGTGAAAGTCCTACTTCCCTCTAGTTGATATTGAATAGCCTCGCAGGGTAACTCAAAAGTTTCTAAAACCAGTGCTTCATTAGTGGTTCTTCCTGTTCCTCCGCTGGTAATAGGCAATGTCCCTACCATCCCAGAACTGATATTAATGCCTGTCTTAATCGCGCTAACATGCTGAGTTACAGCTTGTTCGGTTATCGCGTTGCTGTTGAGTGTGACCGTTTTAGAACTAAGGTTTAGAGTGTTAGCGAGCTTGTCAGCAGTAACAGCACTAGCGGCTATCTTAGCATTAGTTACCGAAAGACCCGCTAACTTGTCTTCCTGTATGGCTCCGTCTGCGATGTCTGAAGTGTTGGTAAGAGTCCTGTTTTCACTTCCTGTCGAGTTCTCTGCTACCTCTTGACCAACAAACAAAGCCTGTCTGTAGGCGTTGTCTAAGTCTGCTTCTGAAATTCGAGAACCCGGTTGGAAGTCTACCAAAGAAGAAGTAGAAGATACCCTGTAAATCCTACCGTCTACACCCGCAGGAGAGTTAGGGTCTAAGTTAGGGTATAGACTCAGTGGAGTAGCTGTAAGAGTCACCTTTTTAGTGTTCTCGTCTACACTGAATATGTCTATTTCTTTCCATTCTCCGCTTACTTCAACAGCGAAGTAGATGTCTTCTTTTTTTAGATAATCGAACTTATACGGTCCAAATTCGCTTTGACCAACACCATTAGTTTGTGTGCTTGAGTCAGTAAGAGTTAGGGTATCAAATGAGTTATTAGTAGGCATTTTTTAATTTGAATAGTTGTTTAAAAGAACTCTCGGAACTCTGAAAGCATTTGGTTAAAAGCTCTTTTCCTGTAGGAGTTTATAGCTTTGCTAAACATGCGAGTTCTTGGGTGGTTTACGTCCCTGTTAAAGTCAGTGACTTCAGGTTGGTTAGCGTAGTCATTTGACTCCATAATAGCTCTCAGCTTTTGTCTTAGAGTCACGAAGCCAGCCCCTTGCTTGATTGTCCCAGAAAGCTCTAGGAATCTATCGTAAGCGGTTTGGCCTTTCTTGTTTCTAATCTTTCTTAGGTCCACCTTGCGTCCTCCTATTTTTCTTACGTGGGGAGGAAGAACTCTTCCTGTTCCGTGCTGCGCTAGCTCGAGGTCAACTATATCGCTGGTATCTTCAGAAGCGTAGATTGGATTAAGAGCCTTTAGGAAGGACCCGGTAGTTGACGAATCCTTACGAAGAATCTCACCAAGGAAGTTTCTTCTAGGCATAAGAGGCTCTCCTTTTCTCATCGACTCAGGAAGTCTCTTTTTGATTTTATCAAACAGACTTCTAGCCTCAAGAAGCGCTGGTTCTTCTTCGTAAACGTTTTGAGACCAGTTAATTGCGTTAGGAACAAACGAACTCAACACATTACTACCGATGTTTGGTATAGCTTCTGAAGGCTTTTCCAAGATGTCCATAAGCTCTCCCATGTTTTCAATGTAAGACTTGTTACTTACGTTCCTTGCCATCGTAGTTGCTACAATGCCAAATAGAGTTCTAAAGTAAGGCTCTTGTT